AAGGCGCATATTTCCTTTTACCTATTACCATAGATTAACATTTAAATAAATAATAAACATGGCACAATGTATTAATAAGATAGCTAAGGACTTTGGTTATGATTGTGATGACACGATTAAGGGGGTAGAATTGAGTCTTTTGCTTGTCAATAGAGAAGATATAGACTTAGGAGCTACTGTGGTAGAAGGCAACCAAATAAAGTCCTTAGTACTCAAGAATGGAAAGACTGCCTATAAGGTGGATTACGCCAAGGAAAGCCACATATCAGTAAGTACTAAGCCTGAAATATCAGACGATGACTTTAACGGACACAAGCACAATATTATACTGAAGATATACGGAAAGAGCAAAGATGATTACGACCAAATCGATAAGATAGTAGCAGGAGCGTCCGTAGTGGCTATTGTTCAAAATAAGACAAAAACTCTCGAAAATACCTTTGATGTGTATGGATTCTACATAGGATTAGAGGCTACAGAGGGAGAGGGTCGTACCAATGGTGGTGTGTATACCCTTACATTAGGAACTCCAAGTAATCAAAAGGAGCCAAAGACAGCACTGAGATGGTTGGATACTGATTACACCACTACTAAGGGCAAATTTGATAACAAATTGGCGTAAAACTCAATGATTAATGGTTAATAATTAATGACTGACTTTACAGAAGATAGATTAAATGACTTATTGAAAGGAGGTTATGCAAAGGCGGTGGGAGAGGATAAAGAGACTTTCATCGCCTTTTATGCTTATCTTTTCAATGATAATGACCCCTGTCCAAGTTGCCCGCATAAGTTATCAAGTTATTGGGATAGATTGGCACGAGAGGGTAAGAGTAGGCTTATAACAATTCAAAAAAAAATAGAAGAAATGGCAAGAAACAAAACAAAAAACACAGACACAACCTTACAAGAAGGAGCATTCAGGCTAAAGAGTGATATACACTCCTTACCGATGGATTTTGGAAGCAGTGAATTTTTCAACAATGACACGCTGACTAATGATATAGCCTTGCAGTATTTATCTATTAACCCTAATAGGATTGCGAATTTCGAGGAATATCCTGAAGATTGGGAGCGACATGTAGAAGATTGGAAATCTCAACAAGTAACAGATGAAGTAACTCAATAATTTGACATAAACAATGGCAAAAGTATCAGTCGTGTCTTTACACAAGGAAAGCCGCCGCACAGAGAGTAATAAATACAAAGGTTATCCCTTCTTAGCAAATGGAGAGAAGAATGACTACCCTACTATGATAGAATTACTTGTAGGAGGGTCAGCTACTGCAAAAGCATGCGCGGGGGTGATAGCAGACTTTATCTATGGGAAAGGATTTTCATTGGAAGCGGAAGCGCGTGCAACAGCAAGGCAACAACGCACACGCTTTCGTAAGGACACGCTGTATATCAACGACAAGAGAGAAACACCTAATGACCTGTTAAAAAAAGTAGCAAGGAGCTTGTCGTATCACAGGGGAGTATTCGTACAAGTGAATTACAACCAGTTGTTTCAAAAAACAAGTGTACAGGTACTCCCTTATCGCTATTGTAGGTTAGGGGCGAGAGATAGTAACAATTATCGAGGAAAGGTACTCTACTATGAAAATTGGGACAACTTGCAGGATAAAAAAGAGGTAGACAAAAATGTTAAGGCAATAGACTTATACGATCCCTCTCCTAAAGTAATACAAGAACAAGTAGATGCTGCTGGAGGTTGGGATAACTATAAAGGGCAAGTGTACTTCTTGAACTTAGATAGAAATGATAGTTACCCCTTAGCGTGGGCTGATGTGGTACTATTGGATTGTGAAAGTGAGATGTTATCAACAAAGTACACAAGGAATGGCTTTAAGAAAGGATTCTTTGGTACGTATGCCTTTGTCACCTCAACCATGAATAGTGATGAAGATAGAGAGGATTTTAGAGACAACTTACGTAATTCAATAGGAGTGGAAGCCGAGCAAAGTGTATTTCATTTTGAACTTGAAATGAAGGGGGATAAGTTAGAAGATCAAGTATTGGTTAAGCCGATAGAAAGCAATGTAAAAGCGGACTTATTCGAGTATGCCGATAAGAAGACAGCTAATAATATTCGTAAGACATACGGAAATATTCCTCCTGTGCTTATTGACTTTGTAGAAGGGAAGCTCGGAAATACTTCAGGTGACAGTCTCAAGGAAGCGCGTATATTTATGCAAGAACAAATGCAAGAGGAAAGACAGGATGTGCAAGAGATGTTTGAAGAATTATTTGACAATTTTGCAGAGCCAATATCAAGTAATGGACTATTTGAAATAATGACTAACTACTAATGAGAATACTAACAGATAAAGCGAGTGTAGGAAAGTACTTGAGCATTTCCTTTTTCAGGAAAGAGGAAGATTTTCAGCGATACATAAGAGAAGCACAGACTTTTGACCTTAAAAGGACCGTATGCGAGGACTTTTATCAGGACTTGGTAAGTGATACCCCACAGAGAGATTATACCTTGTTATTAGAGGGAGGAAGTTACACATACCAAGGTAGAAAGTATGAGTTTGCGGGATTGAAAGCTGTATTGTCTTACTTTGCTTATGCAAGATACCTAATAACAGGCCATCAAGTAGATACTCCCTATGGAGTACGGTCAAAGGTCTATCAGGACGGTGAGGGTATTAGTCAGGCAGAACGTAGAGACCTACATACAATGTACTTACAAAATGCACATGATCTGTGGGAAGACTGTAGAAGATATATAGAAAGACATAAAGAACAATTCCCTGAATGGGATAAATGCAATGAGTGTGGCTGCGAAGAAAAACAAGAACGAAGGGGAAGAATGAGGGTAACGCTTATATAAGGTAACAGATAATAGGTAATAGGTAACAAATGGCAGTACAATGTATAAGAGGGTTAAAGGAAGGGTTTACTTTTGATTGCGAGTATATACCTATAAAGGGGATTTATAACCGAGTGGTATTAATCAATTTCGAAGATATAGACAGGCGTAAGGTTATGAGAGAGGGTGTAAACCTTATTAACTTCTCTCTAAAAGAAGGGAAGCGTGGATATTCCATAGAGGGCTACAAAAGGCACTTCACGGGGAGACAGAAATACAGTAGCAATAAATATACTCATGAATTAGACTTGCGCGTATATGACTTTTCCAACAAACATATATCACTTATAGAAGACCTTCAGAAAGGCACCTTTGTAGCGGTGATACAGAGTAATGAACATTCTTTTGAAAAATCAGGTTTTGAAGTATTGGGTTATGATGCTGGATTGCGTGTGGTGAGCCTTACAAGGGATTATAAAGAAAACATGATACGCTTTACATTGGCCAGCGATAAGGTAAAAGAGCCAAGGATATTCTACTACCTCCACGATATAGATTGGGCAACAACAAAGAAACGATTTGATAAAGAATTTGTCACAGATAACAGCTTTAAGGTATTTGACGAAACATTTGACGAAACATTTGAATAGAGATGACAGCAATAGAGAATATAATCAATCAGATAGAGAACGAAACAAGGCGATTTGGTAATACCAAGACAAGAGTTGCGGCAGTATTAAGGCTTATCAAGACAAAGTTGATTGACCTATTTAGTGGTAAGTTGGATAAAGGAAGGTATACAGGTTCTGCTGATGATTTAAATAATGCCATAGGAAACAAGGTAGACAAGGTGCCAGGGAAGATACTATCATCCAATGATTTCACGAATGAACTACGTACCAAGTTGGAGGGATTGCAGAATGTGGATATATCCCAGTTACTACCCAAGGGAGGTTATACTGGTACAGCTCAGAACCTGAAGGAATTGATAGATAACATTATGCGGATCTTGCAGTCTCCTGATACAGAATTAGACGAGCTCAGAGAGATAGTGGCATTTATCAAACAGAATAAGAGAACGTTAGATACATTAGGAATTGACAATATTGCAGGCTTGCGGGATGCTCTAAATGGAAAGTCCCCTAATGATCACCACCATGATGACCGTTATTCACGATTAGGGCATACCCATACAGAATATGCATTACGTACCCATACCCACAGCGAGTATGCCCCAAAAAATCACAGACACAACTGGAATGATATAGATGGAAAGCCGGAGCTGGTTACAGAGGAGAAGATAAAAGCGGTAGTGAAAAACGTAAAAATTGGAGGGAGAAATTATGCTTTAAATTCTAAAAACAAAAAAAATTTAGTCGGGTATGTAGGCGCATATTGGGAATTATCTGAACCTGCTGTTGTAGGTAAAACATATACATTTTCTTGTTATGCAAATATTGAAAATGGTAGGAGATTAACAATGTATTTTGTTGATGTACATGGACAACCAAGACAATACATAGTTTCTGATCTGGTAAATGGTTACAATCAAACTTCTGTAACTCCTAACTATGCATGGACTGGGCTATGTGCGTTTCACGAAGTTAGTGGTATATCTCCAACACCTACGGCAACAATAGAGAAAGTAAAATTTGAAATAGGTGATAAAGCTACTGACTGGTCTCCCGCGCCTGAAGATATTAGAATAGCTACAGAGATAAGTGGGGAAAGACAAGTACTCCCCGATGATAATATAGTGTATGTAACAGCAAATACGAATAACTGTGACTTGCAATTAATCCCATCAGGATATTCAGTAGCATTTCGAAAAGTATTCGCCGGAGGACAAGTAACCTTCACTTGTTTAGGCAAACAAATCATCTACACAGGGGATACAGCCTTCAATGGGGGTGATGGGAGTACAGCAGTAGTAAGTATATGGAACAACAAGT